ATTTCGACGAAGCCGAGAAAGTCCGAAAAGCTACAGAGCTGGAAAATACTCGAATGCTGGAAGAGGTGCAAAACGAGATCCGTCTGCAGGACATCGCAGACCGTCACGCCTCTGAGACTGAAATCAAACAGGCATTACTCGCCGAGAGCTACGCGCAGGAACTTACCCAACTACAGCAGAACCTCGACGCTAAGAAAATAAGCAATGACGTGTACTTGCAGTCTTTGACGCTTGCAAACAAAAAGTATAATTCCGAGACGACCAAAAACGACAAGGTGCTCGCGGCTCAAAAGCGAGCAAATAACGTCTCAATGGCGCAGGACAGTATCACAGCACTGCAAAACGTTTTCGGCGAGAGCAAAGCTCTGGCGGTTGCTGGCGCTTTGATTAATACCTACCAGGGTATTGCGGCGGGCGTTTCGCTTGGGTGGCCTTTGGCTATCCCTGCGGTATTATTCGCGGCAGCTTCAGGGTTCGCGGCCGTTAAGAATATCCTTAAAACGGATAAGAGCAGTACGTCGATAGACTCTAGCGCGGCGAGTACCGCCAAGCAGGCGACGACAACGGGCGCGGGCGCATTCGTTAACACGGCGCAGACTGAAACCATTGCGCGTGCGAGCGATACGCCGGTGCAAAATAACACCGTAGTAACACCGCCTGTATTGATATTAGAAACTTTACAGGAAAAACAAGAGCAGCACGCTATTAAAATCCAAAGTAATTAATTATCTTTACAGCCTACTTTATTATTTTAATTATCTCGCCTATGGTCTAACCTAAAAGAAAGGGGAAAACTAAATCTGGAAAAACCCTCGCTATTAAGCTGAGGGTTTTTTTTTATGGGTAAAAAGTTTTTGATAGTTTTTAGCTATCATATTAAAAAATTATATACATTTGCTAAATGATAGATTTTATCAATGCGTTGACAAAGAGCATAAAAGGTGAACATACGCCAGAGAGCCGTCGCAGGTCTGAGATATGCGCGAAGTGCCCTCTTAAAGAAAAAAGATTTTACGCCGATTTTGTTAATGCCGAGATAAAAGACGTCGAGGGTTACGTCTGCACCTTATGCGCGTGCCCGATAGCAACGAAAGTATTTGCAACCGAACCCGAAAATATTTGCACAGAATGGTCGAGATAAATGTAGTAGGCGAGTTTAACGCCGCCCTAGAAAACAAGTTTAACAAAGACACAGCAAGCCTCAAAAAAGGCGATACGCTACTAGCGCACATTACTAGTCAGGGCGGACACGTTGAGACGCTTAAACGTATGACTGCAAAAGTCTTAGAACTAAAGCAAAGAGGCGTTACGTTCGTTACACACGTCCCAGAGTACGCAAATAGCGCGGGATTTTTCTTTTTCCTTTTAGGGGATCACAGGGAGATAGCACCTAACGCGACTGTACACTACCACGCGCCAAGAGTTAAGCCGTCCCCTGATTTTGTCGGAACAAAAACAAATCTTACCGAAATGCTAGACGAGCTTACCGCTTATCAAAATTTCACAAACCAAATATTCAGAGCCTCTTGCGACATAAACGACGAGTTATTCTCTTTACTAGAGAACAGCGAACTGCCTATGAATAGAGGGCACTTGATATCCTTAGGAATTATTAACTCAAATTAAATAACAATGAAAATCAAAAACAAATTCCTTGCCTCTTTGTTGACCGGGTTAGGTCACGAGGTAAAAGCGGAATTAGTTATTGACGACTCGAACGGGACGTCTTTAACATTTCCCGACATTTCGGATATTGCCGAAATCGCCGAGGGAGTCGCAATCGACGCACCCGACGGTACTTATGTAATCGCTAACGGCGACGAGACTATCACAATTGTGGTACTGTCTGGCGTAGTTACGTCTTACACGACTGAGACCGTAACGGCCGAAGAGCCTGCGGAAACGGGAGAGGTTAACGCCGAAGTGGCAGCAGTTTTAACAGCTGTAGTTGACGAGGTTAAAGCCTTAAAAGCTGCTAACGTTTCTTACGTTGCGGAGCTTAAAGCGTTGAAAGCTTCTTTGAAGCATAACGTAGAAGTGCCAGGCGCGGCGGCTGCGCAAAAAGATCCGGCTTCACAATTCAAAATCATAGACTAATATGGCAACTTTAAACCAAGTTTGTATCCCTAAAGGGAAAATCTTAGAGGGGGTTGTAAATCTTACCTCTATGGAGAAAGCCCTAGAGCTTTCCAGCGTAAAGTATAACACTACTTTAAAGGTAGACGAGGACTCGCTTTTCTTAGCGCCTCAGGTTATCGCTGACGCCGTGGCAATGGTTAACTGTACTATCACAGAAAGCTGCTCTTTGCCTACTGTTTTAGAAGCAGATCAGTACACTTTCGACGCAGGATGTAATTTATGTTTAACTAACTTGACCTCAAACGAGCGTAAAGCTTTTGGTATCTCGACAGCTAAACCGAAACCTACGCCAGCGTTAGAGGCTTACTATGAGAAGCAATTTGTTAACAACATTTTGAACTCGACTCGTAAAATCAACTGGTTAGGTAATACAGCGTATATCGCGGCTAACTTGGCGAACGCGGCTTTATTGCCGAACTACACCAAAGAGAACGGTATCTGGACTGACCTTGTAGCTTTGTCTCCTGCAGCGCCTCACTTCGGTGGAGTTATCGCGACTAAAAACGCTTTAACTACTAAAGTAGCGCAAACGACTTGGACGGGTACAGAGGTTTTGGCAGCTATCGACGGTATGTTAGCTTTACAGTCTCAGACTATGGCTATGGTCGTAGATACTGAAAAATTTGTATGGATTACGACTGAAATGTATCAGGCCCTAATTAACGAAATGAAAGTTAAATCTTTTGACCTTTGCTGCGTTGGAGTTTTAGCGAGTCAGGTTGTAGGAGGAGTGGAGACACCTTTCATCCAATATGGCGACATCAAAATCGTTAACTACCCAGAATTTACGGCAGCTATCCGCGATTTAGCTTTAGTTGGTACGGCTTGGAACTTACCAAACAGAGCTATCTTAGCTTTAGGTTTGCCGAACATCAATTACGTAGAGCAGGGCGAGTTCGCTTCTGACTACGACGAGGTAACAGGTGCGTATAAAGCGTCTTACGGTTTGACTACTGCAATCGTAGACCCTTACCCTGGCGACTTTTACGTATTAGGCTATTAATCTTTAAATAAAAGTAAATGGCAAACTGCTATAAACCAGCCGACGTCGCACTAGGGTGCGACTCGGCAGACTTACAAGCCCTTTCGGGGGCTCTGTTAGTAGACCTTAGAGCCTTTCGAGGCACTAAGAGTACTACGGATAAATTCACTTACGAGTTGATCGAAGTGATAGACCCTGACACGGGTGCGTACCCTTTGCCTGCATCGGAGTACTACCCTGTGAAAATCGAATGGGCTAAGAACGCGGTAAAACCTAACTACGAGGTTGTTTCTAGCGAAGTTAAGGCGGACACTTACACGCAAATCGCGTCGGGTATCATCATTAACGACTCTGAAAGCAACGCGGGTAAGGAAACTACAATGGCTTTAGCTACTCGTAAATGGGTACTAGTGCATAATACCTCGGGCGTTGCTAACCCAGACGACGCTTACCAGGTGCTAGGCGGTAAAAACGGTCTGCAGTACGTAGTAGAACCTACGAGCGACGAGGTAGGCGGTAGAGTCTTAGGCTCTTTGAGAAGTCTAACAGGTGGCGGAGAGTCTAACCCGAACGGGTACAACTATTTGCTAACTACAGGCATCGAGGACACACACACAGCGTTTAATAACCGCTTCGCGGTAGTAGTTATCCCGTAATGACTACGGAAGAGTTTAACGCCTTACCTCTCGAGGCGAGGCGTTTTATTGAACTGCACGCGGGTTGTCTATCTTGCGGCAACAAAGAGTCAAAATTAACCAAAGCTTACGAGCTTTACAAAGTGAACAAAATGGCGAACGTATATGTATTATTCGGCGGGGGTATTAACTACTCGATAGAGTCGCAAAGAGGCGTACTCTACAATATCAGACAGGACGACACGCCTGCTGAGATCCGAGCTAAGCTAGATATAGCTGCTCGCATTAAAGAGGTAAGCCCGGAGGCTTTTATCTCTTACGATCAAAAGGCTATCGACGAGTTAATCGAGTCTTTGCCAGAAGAGGAGGTAATCAAATTGGATCCGGTACTTTCGGACGAGGAGAAAGCAGCGCTTGCAGCCGAAGAGGCTCAACGAGCAGCAGACGCCGAAGCTTGGGCGGAGCGCTCTGCGATTTTAGGCATTGATACTAAAACAGCAGACTACCCAGACCTGCAGGCTTACGTAGCTGAGAAAGCTATAGAGGCCAAAGGTAAAAAGAAAAAAGACCTTATTGCAGCGATTGACGCTATTAGCACAGAGGATACCTTAGACTAAAAAAAACTTCAATTATGTTTACAAACTTTTTTAAAGTTGTATCCACTAAGAAGAAAAAGAAAGCCGTCGATACTAAAGGATACGTCCAGATAGACGACGGCTTATTTTTTGAAAGACTGGACAGCGCTTACCTAAACAGCCCTACGGCAACAATGTGTATTTTCAAGTTTTTAGAATACTGCATACCTGCAGGCCTTTTGCCTGAGTACGTAGTGCTATGGAATAAAATTAAGAGCGACTATCTGCGCTATGGTTACTATTTGCTAAACGTCACTTACGACGTTGACGCAAACGTAACGGGGGTTATTTATAAAAACCCTAAACACTTTTTAATTAAAGATAAAGACGACAACGACAACGCCTCGACGTTCATAAATATTAAAACTGACAAAGTTTACCCGACTTTCAATAAAGACAAAACTGTGGTAATATCCCAGTATCCCGAAAAGGGGGGCTATCTAAAATACACAGGCCAGATCTATATGTATAACGACACGTCTATGCCGTACCGCATAACGCCGTTTTACTCTGTGCAGAAGTATATGGAGGGGGAGGCAGACGCCGCAACCTACATAGAGAAAGCAAGTGATAACGCTATGTTTGGGAATAACCTTTTCGTTATTAAGGCGAGCTCCGACGCAGACGCGAAAGAGCTGGCAGTCTTAGGCGAAGTTAAAGAAGCGCTAAGCGGCGCTAAGGGCGTGACCGAAACGGCGCAAAACTTATTAATCGAGTGGAAAGGAGACGTCGAGGACGTAGCTAAATTACTAACGAAAGTTTCAATTTCTAACGAGATAGACGTCGACCTGTTCAATGCCGCCGACGACAAAGCCTCTCAAAAAATATGTATGGCGTGTTACGGCTTTCCCGAAATTCTTATTTCTAATAATGACGGGCTATTTGGCAACAGTGGCGAAGCGCTAACAGTCGCAGAGTCTTTCTGGTCTAAGACCTGCTTAAAAGAAGCCAATAAAATGCTAGAGGGGTTTACCCAGATAGGCGTAGCTATAACTAAAACAATCGAAACAGATGGCAGCACTAACAACCCCGACACTACAGGAGCTTAAAGAGTTCTACCCGACGACGGGATCTTTAGAGACTTCGAAAATAGCCGAGCTAACGGACTACGTTAAGAATCATACGTTTTTAAAAATGTTTGGTTTTGAGGCGTCGACTAAAATAATTGAGGGGACTATACCCGTGAGCGCTTCGACTACGTTCTTAGGCTTTCAGAAGTTCCTCGCTCTATGCGTAGCATACCAACAGGAGCGCGACCCTTTAATGAGTACAAACTTCGGCAGTAAAATTATATCGCGGGCAAACGTGACCGACCCGACAAATAACCAAAAGAGCATAACTCTGGGCGACTTAGAGGGCACTATATCTATTCACTACAAAGAGGCGCTTAAACTTGTGACCGTTTCGCAGTGTGCGGGCGTTCCGACTTGGGGCGGGTACTTCTCTTATAAAATTAGCCGACTATGATATCTGACTATGAATTTGACAACGCAAACGTAGACGGCGACAAAGAGGCGGTAATAGTTCCTAACGTGCCCACGCTTGTGAATAAGCTTATAGCTAACGAGGCTAACGGCATTAAGGATAAACTTAACGAGCTGGTCGCGGCGGTTAACGGGGGTGCAGGCCCTGTGGCCTACCCAGACTTACGCATATTGTTTAAGGCAGACGGCAACGAGTTGGCGACTCTGCAAGTAGGCGACATAGTCCACGGGTTCGCAGATGCCACTACTGTATGGAGCAGAGCGCGGTACAACGGCGGGGATCCAGCGGATCGAGCAAACTATACGCCTAATTTTGGCGCCGTCCAGCCTCTGCTCTTTACGGTGGCTGCTACCGGACCAAACCAGGTCTTTACCGTACCATTTGAGGCGGAGAGCGTTCTAAAGTCGAAAGGCGAGCTCTACAAGGGCACAGAGTGGTCGCAAGTAGACGACCAGCTGACGATAATTATATCTATTAACACGGGGAACACTATTTACATAAAACCATAAAACCAAATACAATGAGAAAACTAATTTTATTATTCTTAATATCGATAACCTCTTACGGGCAAGCGGAGTTCCCAGAGGGTGTACAGATTACAGGCGGACAGCCTACAGTCACTACGGACCCATATGTGACTACGACAAGCTCTACGGGGGTACAGGGTAAAGTATCGCCTGAAAATATCCCGTTAACTATTATACCTCCAACGACGCACTATACCCCCTTAACACCTAACATAAAAGGGCACTTTCAAGGCATAGACACGGCTCTGGGTAACATAGTAGCCACCACGGCGGGAGTAACTACCCGAGTATGGTTTACGGGCGACGTTACGACGGTATCGACGGTAAACTATTATGCTACAAATGCAACGGGCAAAGGCTCAGTTCCCAGCGTTACGCAGACCGTAGTTAATGGTGATAACGAAAAAAAGTATTTTACCCAGGATTTAATAGGCGCGCCGTTTGCAACCGCTACACTTTTCCCGCCTGGGGTTTATGCGGGTAACTTATCCGCGTCGACTACACCAAACAGCGCGCAACAGCGCTACACCGTAGAGTTGTACAAGTGCAACAACTCAGGCACGCCGATAGCCTCAGGCATAACAGGCGCACCCGTTGGCAGTTTAGGCGTTACGGTTATTACTATATTAGACAGCGGGCTCTTGACCTTAGCAGACGGGAGCGTCACTAACGTACCCGTTAGCGGCAATCTAGCGTCGCAGTTAAGCGTCGCAGTCGGCGAGAGAGTCAGATACCACGTATCGGCCGAAAAAGTCGGCACGGCGGCATCGAATATAACGCAGTCCGTGTGGTATGGTAATAACTATAACTCTTATATTGACGTACCTGTACCTTTAAATACTAACTCGGTGCAGAACCTAAGCACCGTTACGGGCGCAACGACTACGGACGCTCTGAATACCCTAAACACCAATAAACTAAGTGGGTCGGGAGTATCGGGTCAAGTTTCTTTCTGGGATGGATCTAATTCTCAAACAGGAGACAGCTATTTTACCTGGGACGATACGGGTAAGGTTTTAACAGCCCCAACGTTTAACGGCTATCTAAATGGCGCGATAAACAGGTATTCGAACAGCACTATCTCAGACCTGAACATAGTTTCCAGCGAGAACGGGGTGCTAAGATTTGACCCCTACGGGGCGTCGGTAGCCAATAACCCAAACCCTATAAACTCTGCTAACGGGGTAGTATCTATGTTTGTAAACTTCGGAGGGACTTACGGAAAGCAGCTAGCTTTCGGGGACTCAGAAGAGCTGTATCTAAGGAGAGTTAGCAATGGGACATATCTTTCTTGGAGTAAGTTTTGGACTGACGCAAATCTAGACCCAGTTACTAAGGCCCAGTTAGCGGCGGTAATACCCTCAGATTATTCTAAGATAGTTTACTTCAATGCTGTAAACCCAGCGAGCGCGACAATTTTTGCTTTAACGAATCCACCTTTAGTAAATGATAATTCTTTAAAAACAGATGTGGCCAACTTATACATTGGCACAGATGCGAGTACATGGGTTTACGATACGGGAACTGCTTCATATGTAACTAAAACTGTTCCTGCTTCATCAAATTTCTACATCGCAGGAACTACTACGGATGCGGGAAGTAATAAAGCGATAGCTATTGAAAGAACAGGCACAGTAGGCGGGGCAGACGGAACGGCTAGTAATCATTTTGTGACTAAGGGGCAGTTGGATGCTGTAGCTACTAGCGGAAGCTATACGCCTACATTTACTGGAGTGCTAAACGTTGCTTCTTACGTTCTTATAAAAAGTACGTATATTAAGGATGGTAATATTGTTACGGTTAATTGCGGAGTTAATGTTGCTGCAACATCGGCTAGCACCAACACAGAATTCACACTTACTCTTCCTTTCCCTAAAGCTACAAGCGCGTCTAAAAATGTAGGCACTGGAACTATTTCTGCTACAGGATCGGCTAATTATTATTCGTGTTTACTGCAAACAGATTCGGCTACTACGG